GGTGAAGAAAAAGCAATGGAATTATTTGATCAAGTAATTACAAACTTTAAACGTTTCCATCCTAAACCAGAGGAAGTACAATGTTCAGATCCTCAAGCAGAACCTGATTTTATTAAACCTTATTTTGGTTTAAGATTATTTCCAGTATGGCACGTTGGTACAGATTATTTACATGAAATTGGTAAAAATTGGTATGACTTTTTAGTAGATGGTGGTGTTGAATTTATTTGGGAAACTAAAGTAACATCTATTGACTTTGATAATAATGAATTATTTATTGGTGAGGAGGAATCTTTTGTAAATCCAAAAAATTGGCCTATTTCATATGATACACTTATCTTTGGGGTAGGTAAATCAGGTATTGATTTTGGTAAACAGTTAGCAGAACAATATGATCTACCAACTGAACCTAAACCCGTACAAATAGGTGTTCGATTTGAAGCACCACAAAAACACTTCCAAAAATTAATTGATATTTCATATGATTTTAAATTATATAGAAAATATGAAGATAAAGGTGTATCATTAAGATCATTCTGTACAAACAATAATGCTGCTTATGTTGCCGTTGAAGAAACATATGGAGATCATTCGTACAATGGCCACGCTAAAAAAGATGAAGCATTTAGAAATAATATGACTAATTTTGGTATCTTAATGGAAGTACAAGGAATAGAAAAACCATTCGAGTGGTCTAGAAACGTAGTATCTAAATTACAGAAAAATGGAACCGGGTTATATTATAGTCCAACACGTAAACCATCTACAACATCAGAAGGAGAGGTTGTATCATCCCGCCAAATTAAAGATTTAGATTTAGTTAGGGAACTTTTTGAAGGTACTTATTCGTATATTGAGTCATTCATAGAAGATATGAAGAAAATATTCCCAACATTAAAAAACGATTGGGGTATTTATGTACCTGAAGTAAAATATCTATCACCTGAGCCACTTGTTGATTATACTAATTTAGCCTTGACCAAGTATCCAAACGTACATTTTGTTGGGGATGCACTTTCCGCTAGAGGTATAACAGTAAGTGGTGCACAAGGGACATATGTTGCTGAGTATATTTTGGCTAATTAAAATATATTTCGTATATTTAATATAAACAATAATTATGGCAGATAAAAAAACACCCTTCCCTCAATCCAAAAAATTAAAAAAAGCAGATGGGACTATAGCATACATTTGGGATGGTAAACTACACAATTGGGCCGGACCCGCTTTGATACCCGAAGGTAATGAGAAAAAGAGAGAATACTATCTTTATGGCATTCCCTATACTGAAGAGGACCATAAAGAAGCAATTAGACAACAAACCGGCTTACCTTGGTACAAACAACCAGCTCCAAAAGGAGCACAACATAGAAATTAAAATAAATAAGTTATGAAAATAGGTTTATGTGGTACAATGAGTGTAGGTAAAACTACATTAGTTAATGCTTTGAAAGAATTGGATCAATTTAAGGGTTATAACTTCGCAACAGAACGTAGTCAACATTTAATGTCCTTAGGCATTCCTTTGAATACCGATTCAACATTAAAGGGTCAAACAGTATTTTTAGCTGAACGTTGTAGTGAATTAATGCATGAAAATATCATTACAGATAGAACTGTTATTGATGTAATGGCATTTACCCTTAATGCAAAATCCATCCCCTATCAAGATATTACTTCCTTTGAATTATATGCTGGTGAGTTTATTAGAGAATATGATTATATATTTTACATATCTCCTTATGGGTTAAAGATTGAAGATAACGGGGTAAGAGAAACAGATAAGAATTATAGAAATATGATTGATGTCACTATTGTATCCTTAATACAAAAATATGGTCATAAAGCAGGCAATCTAGAAATGATATCAGGATCTACAGAGGAACGCATTCAACAAATTTTAACTATTACTGGTCTTTAACATATTTATAATAAAATCTAATAATAATAAACAATACAATGAAAAGATCTGAATTAAAAGAGTTTATAAAAGGGGAAATATTTTCTTCCCTATCCGAAGCATCAATGGAAGATGTTAATAACCAAAAGGAATTAAACAAAGAACTTGAAAAAACCTCTAAATTAAGCAAAGAGATGGGTCTAGAAGAAGCTAATATGGGTCTAGCCGATATTGAAGAAATGGGCTTTAAAGCTGGTGAAGAAGCATTTGAAAACATTAAGTCTAGATTCAAAAATAAACCAGACCACCAAGCATATCGAAAAGGATTCTTTCAAGGGTATATAGATAATGCTGGTAATTATGGGTTAAATGAAGACGTTGATGATGAGGATGATGGTGATGATGATGCAAAATCCGAGAAAGATGCAATTGCACAAGCTAATGCTGCCCGAGGTAAGCATAAAAAATTAGATATTGCGGTTAAGGCCTTAAAAGACATCACTACTGAAATGAAGTCTTTAGCACGTGACTATAGTAAAGCAGATGGTGCCGAAAAAGAAAAAATTAAAGACCAACTAAAAATAAAAACACCTAAAAAGAAAGAATTAGAAGCATTAGTTGCTAAATTAGAAAAAAATGTCATCTAAAGAAAGGTTTATATATATAGCAATATTATTCTTTGGAGTATATTATTTGTTTAATATGTATTCTTCAAATGAGGAAAAATATACTATTGAACATAATAGTAAAATAAAAAAGTTAGAAACTAAGATAGATTCACTACACGGTATAAATGAAAGTTTAACATTTAAAATTGATACTTTAAATACCAAAATAGTAGCCCTAGACCGAGAAATTAACCTACAGGATAATAAAATTATTATATTAAGACACCAAACAAATGAAAAAATTAATAATGTTGATCTTTATAAGTATGATGAGCTTGAACGTTTTTTCACAGAACGTTATAGACAGCACTTCGATACGATTAAACAAACCAACAGCTCGTCTAGTAATTAAGGATCTAATAACTGGAGATAGTTATAAAAAGGAATTATTCATAATATCAAATAAAGTTTCTTTATTAGAAAGTAAAATTGTTTTAAAAGATAGTATTGAAAATAGCCTTCTTTATAAAATTGGTAATCTTAATTTAATATTATTAAATAAAAGTTCCCAATTATCTCTTACTGATGATTTAAATAAAAAATTAATATCTGACTTAATTAAACAAAAAAGAAAAACAAAATTAATAGGAGGAATCGGAATCATAGCTGTAATAGGAACCGCTATACTAATTAAATAGTTATATGTCAGATTTAAGAATAGTAATACGTCAAGAATATCTCAAATGCGCTAAGGACCCTATACATTTTATGCGTAAATACTGTTATATACAGCATCCACAACGTGGTCGCATACAATTTAACCTGTACCCATTTCAAGAAAAAGTTTTAACGTTATTCCAAAAAAACGATTATACTGCTATATTAAAATCTAGGCAATTAGGTATATCAACCTTGGCCGCAGGTTATTCTTTATGGTTAATGACCTTTCATAAAGACCGAAATGTACTAGCATTAGCAACTACACAAGCAACAGCAAGAAACTTAGTAACAAAAGTCCAATTTATGTGGGAAAACTTACCCTCATGGCTTAAAGTAGATTCTGCTGAAAACAATAAATTATCATTAAGATTAGTTAATGGCTCAAAAATACAAGCAAAATCTTCTAATGCCGATGCAGCACGTTCAGAAGCAGTATCTTTACTAATCATTGATGAAGCAGCTTTTATTGATAATATTGCGGAGACATGGGCATCAGCCCAACAAACACTAGCAACAGGAGGTGGAGCTATTGTATTATCTACACCTTATGGTACAGGTAATTGGTTTCACCAAACATGGGTTAAAGCAGAAAGTGGGGAAAACGATTTCTTACCTGTTAAATTACCTTGGTATGTTCACCCCGAAAGAGACCAAACATGGAGAGATGCTCAAGATGCTTTATTAGGTGACCCTAGATTAGCGGCACAGGAATGTGATTGTGATTTTAGTACCTCGGGTGATATAGTATTTTATAATGAATATTTAGAATATTATGAAAAAACCCACATTAAGGACCCATTAGAACGTAGAGGAGCAGACCAAAATTTATGGGTCTGGGAATCAGCAGATTATAGCAGAGATTACATGGTGGTAGCGGATGTTGCCCGAGGTGATGGGAAAGATTTTTCTGGATTTCATGTAATTGATATTGAAAATAGTGTACAAGTAGCTGAATATAAAGGACAAATTGGAACAAAAGAATTTGGACATTTATTAGTAGGTATAGCTGCTGAATATAATAATGCAATGTTAGTAATAGAAAATGCTAATATTGGTTGGGCAACTATACAAGTAGCTATTGATAGACAATATGCTAATCTTTACTATTCACAACGGAGTGGAGAAGCAACAGTTGATTCGTATTTTGATACATATCAAGACCACTCAAAAATGGTTGCGGGGTTTACAATGTCTTCTAAAACACGACCTATGGTAATAGGTAAATTCCAAGAATATATTAGTGATCGAAGTGTTACAATACATTCAAAGAGGTTAGTAGAGGAAATGAAAGTATTTATTTGGAAAAATGGTAGAGCAGAAGCACAAACTGGATATAACGATGATTTAGTTATGGCATTCGGTATAGCATTGTATGTACGAGACACAGCACTTAAATTTAGACAAAGAGGTATAGATTTAACCAAACAAACACTAAATAATATATCAGTTAACAGAACACCTTATATGGGTGGTTATGGTACAGGAGTACCAAACCCATATGATAACCCATATTCAATGAAAACAGAACATGGTAAAGAGGATATTAGTTGGCTCTTTAAATAATATTTATAACAATAATAGTAATTATATAATAATATGGCAGATAAAAGCGTATTTTCAAGGTTAAAAAGGTTATTCTCTACAGACGTAGTAATACGAAATGTAGGGGGGAATCAAATAAAAACCATTGATTCAGGACATATTCAATCTAGTGGAGAATATGAAACTAATGCATTAGTAGATAGATTCAACAGAGTTTATTCTACAATGCCTACATCATTATACGGGGCCCAATTTAACTTAAACTATCAATACTTAAGAACCACCCTATACTCTGAATATGATATAATGGACCAGGATGCGATTATCGCTTCTGCTTTAGACATCATAGCGGATGAATCTACATTAAAAAATGATATGGGTGAGGTAGTTCAAATTAGAAGCTCAAATGAAGATATACAAAAGATATTATATAATTTATTTTATGATATTCTAAATATAGAGTTTAATGGTTGGATGTGGGTTAGACAAATGTGTAAGTATGGTGATTTTTTCTTAAAATTAGAGATTGCTGAAAAATTTGGTGTTTACAATGTAATCCCTTACACAGCATACCATATTGAAAGAATAGAGGGTGCAAATCCTAAAAACCCGGCTGAAATAAAATTCAAATGGAACCCTGAAGGTTTTTCTGGTGGTTCTTCAAGTGGTTACTATAATGTAGCAGGTGTTAATGGAGCAGATGATGATAGAAATGGTATTACATATGACAACTATGAAATGGCTCACTTTAGAATGGTGGGTGATGTTAATTATTTACCTTATGGTAGATCGTATATAGAACCTGCTCGTAAATTATATAAACAATATGCTTTAATGGAGGATGCGATGTTAATCCATAGGATAGCACGTGCTCCTGAAAAAAGAATATTTTACATAAATGTTGGTTCTATACCTCCAAATGAAGTAGAAGCGTTTATGCAAAAAACCATCAATAATATGAAGCGTACTCCTATGATGGATGAAAAAACCGGTGAGTATAACTTAAAGTATAATATGCAAAACATGCTTGAAGATTTTTATGTACCAGTAAGAGGTAATGATTCTGCTACTAAAATTGACACTACACCAGGTTTAGCTTATGATGGTATTGCTGATGTAGAATATTTAAGAGATAAATTATTTGCTGCCCTTAAAGTACCAAAAGCATTTATGGGGTATGAAGAAGGGGTAGAAGGTAAAGCAACTTTAGCCGCTCAAGATATTAGATTTGCACGTACTATTGATAGAATACAAAGAATATTACTATCAGAATTAAATAAAATTGCCTTAGTACACTTATACACTCAAGGTTATACAGATGAGACATTGACAAATTTTGAATTATCAATGACAACTCCATCGATCATTTACGATCAAGAAAGAATTGAGTTGTTAAAATCAAAATCTGAATTAGCAGGTATATTATTAGAACAAGGCTTAGTACCCTCCGATTGGATTTACCATAATGTTTACCATTTTAGTGAAGATCAGTTTGATGAATACCGAGATATGGTTCGACAAGATTCAAAACGTAAATTTAGAAATGCTCAAATTGAAGCCGAAGGTAATGACCCAGTTGATACTGGTAAATCCTATGGTACACCTCACGATTTAGCTTCATTATATGGTAAAGGAAGAATGTACTCCGACCCTGCAAATGTACCTGATGGGTATGGTGAGGATGATCCTAAATTAGGAAGACCTCAAAACTCCATTTCAAACCACGGTAAACAAGATAGCAATTTCGGTAAAGACCCACTAGGGACTAAACGTATGAAGGATACAGATAAAAATGATTCAAGAGATAGTAGAACTGATACTAACAAATCCGGATTAAATTTAGAAGGTGCTAAAATTACTTATCTAAAAAATATAGATTCTTTTAAGAAAATGAGCGAAAAGAAATTAATCTTTGAGCAAGATAAAGATGATAGTACACTCCTTGATGAATCTCAACTAAAAGGTTAATATTTATAAATAAATATATTTTTTTAATGAAAATCAAACATTCTAAATATAAAAACACTGGAGTTCTTTTTGAATTGCTAGTTAGACAGATCACAGCAGACACATTAAAAGGTGGAGATTCTCCGGCTATTGATATTTTAAAGAAATACTTTGTAAAAAGTGAATTGAGCCGTGAATATAGATTGTATGAATCAATCTTAAAATCTAAAAATTTAAGTGAATCTTATGCTAGCGTGTATATAGAAACCACTATATCAAATTCTAAACATTTAAATAGAAGTGTTTTAAAGAAACAAAAATATAACTTGATTAATGAAATAAAACAACATTATGACTTAGTTACTTTCTTTGGCTCCCAGATTAATGATTATAAAACTTTAGCATCTATTTATACTTTAATGGAGAGTACTAACACCTCCCACCCAGATAATGAACAGTTAATATATAATAAAATTAATTTATTAGAACATTTAACAAATCAAAAATCAGAACTATCTAAACCTGAAGATGAAGTATTAAAAGAATTTGCTACTTACGATAAAGATTTAAGGTCATTAACATATAGAATTTTACTAGAAAAGTTTAATGAAAAGTATGATGGCTTAAACCAAGAACAAAAACAAGTACTTAAAGAATACATCAACTCAGTAGATTCTGCCCCAGGATTGAGAGATTTTTATAATTCTAAAATAAATGAATTAAAAGATTTATTAATTGGTGAGTCTAAAAATGTTAAAGATAAAGCTACAAAAATAAAAATACAAGAAGTATCTAAAATGTTAACTGCCTTAGATAAAACATCTAAAGTTAGTGATGACAATTTAGTTGACCTGTTACAATATTATGAACTTGTAAAAGAAATTAAATTATCAAATGGGGTACAAGTATAAAATTAAAGAAGTCGGAGGAATAGAAGTAGGGGATGTTAAGATTAAAGGTGGGGTAAAATCCACAGTAACCGATAAAGACCCCACTACAGGCGCTATATCTTGGGATATTAATTATGTACCCGCTTTCGATTCTACTTTTAAAGAGTTTGATGAATTAAATAAGTCAATAACAGGTTTATCACGTAAAACTGAAGATAATGTAATAGACCAAATTGCAAAAGATATAAGAAAATTATTTAATGCTTACCGTATTCACCTTAGAAAAAATTATAATAATGAGTATAGTAAAATGAAAATTTCTGAAGAAGATATTGATGAAATGTCTACTTCGGGGGGTGCCGGTGGTTATTTAGGTAAATATGCTTTTAGAAAACCCAAAAAACAAAAAGATATTGAAGAGAGTACTGAACAACCTGGTGAAGACCTAGGCCCAGGACCAAAAGCATCTGAAGATGGGGTAAAAGATAATGCATACGTAAAACAATTCAAATACCAATTAGTGCCTAAAGATAAAAATGGAAATTATGTTCAGAAAGGTAGTGGTTTAGAAGTAAAAAACGTTTAATATGTATAAATATAAATTAAAAGAGGAAGCTAGTAAAGTATCTGAATTTCAAGAAGAAAGAATTAATGCTTTTGATGAAATCGAAAAAGAATTAGATGCTTTAATTAAACCCTTAAGACAAGCTAAAATTGCAACAATAAAATACTACAGAGAAAAACCAGATAGTTATGGAGTAGTAACTGGAACAGATTTAATTAAAGATTATCTACAAGATATAAAAACACTATTAACAAACGAATAATGAAAACACTACAAGAAAAATACAATTTAATAAAAGAGGGAAAAGGTGATAAAGCTTTATTTCTGAAAGAGGCAAAAAGAACTTTTCCACATTTAATTTCTAATCTTAATAATTTTTCGGATACTGAAAAAATCCTTAAAAATAAAAGTATTATTAATGAAGAATTTGGTGGTATAGTTACATTAAAACCTTTAGTTCAATTAACATCTGAAGATTTTAACCCAAATAAACAACCTTGGGAGACTAAATATGAAAACTTTGTTAATGAAGAAAGAGCTAAATCCTTAAAACCAAAAATCGACAATGATATTGATGAAAAATTCAATACTGAAAAAGAAGATGAAGCGGTTAAAGCTGAAGTTAAAAAAGTATCTAAAGGAGTAGAAAATATTGATAAACGTAATTACGATTATTCTCCAAAAGAGGATAATATTAATAATGTTAACGCTCAGGAAATGATGAATGGTGTTTACTATGAAATCAAAGAAAATCCAGAATTATCATTAGAGGAAGCACAAGAAAAAGTAATCAAAAACTTAGCTAAAGACCAATTACATTATGTAAAAGAAGGTCAGTTTGGTGTTGGTATAGGATATACAGAACAAAAAGTTGAAGAAAATTCTGGTAAAACATATGGTGGAAGTGGATATAGTGATAAACTAAAGGCTGGAAAAACAGAAATGGTTCCGGTTAAAGAAAATAAACTTTATAAATTAGTTAAAGAATCATTAGGTGGTGTTGTAACAACAGGTAATCCTAATTCATATGCTGCTCAATCAGGAAATATGATTAGACAAATGATGGCCGAAGACGAATGGCAACAACAATCAGGGGCTCAATATCATAGTTCATTATATACTGAAGAAAATAAAGAAAAAGATTTACCAATGGATGAAGCTGGTAAACCTGATTTCGCAGATATTGATGGAGATGGTAACAAAAAAGAACCAATGAAAAAAGCAGCTTTAGATAAAGCTAAAAGACCTAAAAAAGAATCAATCGATTCCAAATTAGCTGAAATTGGTAAAGAAGCAGAAGAAGTAAAGTTAGAAGCTCAATTAGAATTTTTATCTAATCATATTGATGAAAAATTAGAAAGAGTTAATTCAATTAATGAAGATGAAAATCTAAAAGAATTAATTGATAAAACTAAAATGAAAGAAATGCAACAAGAAATCAAGCTTTTAGAAAAGAA